CTCATAACTCGATAGCTCGTTAATCTTAGCTGTCTTAGGACTGAGGATGTCAGCATCAGTAGTCAAGATGAATTGCTCAGTATCACTGAACAACACCAGGCCAACACTGATGGGACGGACATAACGGTGGTTAACCGGTCGAACCGAAGACGCAGTAATGTCAATCGGATCATCGTCGGTAACCGTGAGCGCCGTAGTTACCCAGAAGTTAAAGTAATCACCGGCACGACCAAGGATAACAGCTTCGTTAGAAAGAAACCCAAGGCGGTTACGATAAAAGAAAATGTTGTTAATCTTAGACCCAACAAAACTAGGATTAGGGTTAGTTTCTAAATCACCAACTAAACGGTCTTCCCAAGCAACAGGTCCAAAGGTAAACGATCCATCTGCATTCCTCACCAGCTGATGAGGCATAGTCAATGGATCAAATTTATATTGAATCTCAGGTGCTAAAGTTTCTTCCCACACACCAGCACCATAAGTAGCACCAGAATCTGCTACAAACTTAACGTACATATCATCAACATCGATATCGATGCTGTTGACAACTTTGACTACATACCCATCCTTACATTGAATGGGAAGGTCAGCAACGGTAGGGGTAGTTTCTTGAAAAACAAACAAAGCGTCTTCTGATGGACCGCCTACAACTGAAATAGTGAAGGCAGCATCAGCACTGATGTAAAGACCAGGACCAACTGTTTCTGCAGTAAAGGTAGTAGAACCAAAAGTTTGACCGTTGATAGCTGTTTTAAATGATGCTACAAGCGCATCAGCATCGCTTGGTCCATTTACATTAGCCCTTTGTACGCCATCTAAAAAGATCTTGTAATGACCTTGACCAATAACTTTAACAACGACAAAAGCTTCGTTCGGTTTAGCAGCACTGGTGTCAGCAGTCAACGCTACAGTCTTTGCTTTGTTAAGAACAAAGGTGTAGTCATTAAGAGTCAGAAGTTCAATGTCATCAGCGGTAGCTCCGTAGAGATAACCGTTAGACGGTGTTGCGGAGATAACACAGTCGGTAACCTCAGTGTCATAAGCAGTCTTAGCTGTTGCTTCTGCGGTTACTGCATTATCATAGTTGGTTTGTGCAGTATTCATTGCAGCCAAAGCAGTAGCCAGTTCACCAGCATTGCTAGTAGCAGCAACAGTTAGAATAGCTTGGTAGACACGATAACCTTCAGAAGCAAGTAATGGGTGCTCATCAGTTAACTCAGTACCAAGAGCATAGCCTGCAGGAAGTGTAGCACTAACACTAATAACAGCGTCAGCATTCTTAACCGTGTAGATGCCAGAAGCATTCTCAAGAATACCAGAGGTTAGGTATTGATCAAGTTGACCGTATGGATAGTTGTAGTTGACTTGAAACAACAGTTCAGTTGTTTCATCTTGACCAGCCAGTTTCTCAGCGTAATCAGCTTGAGCAGCATTAAGCAGTCCAAGCTTGGTAGCAGTATCAGCTACAGCAGTATTATAAGTGGCAAGAGTAGACTTAAGGTCAGCTAACGTACAAGTACCAGGAACACCAGTATTGCTACCCATGTCCACTGCTCTCGGACTGCCGTCAAGCAAACTCCAAACACGGAAAGTGTTGTCATCGTACTGTGCTACATATTTTTCTTGAGCATCCCTCAGGATAGAAAACCATTTGCCTGAAGAACTAGCTCCGTCAAGTTCAGTTACATACTGACCACCAGGACGCTTAAGTAAGCCAAGAGCATAGTTAGGGTATGCATTTACAGCATCTTTAAGTTGTCCCGGAAATTTACGGTTGTCGGGTTGTTGCGAAATGCCAAGCAAAAAGTTTGGTATCCGTTGGGTAATAGTGCTCATCTCATCAATGCTTGGAAAGGTTGATAGCTGTTGTAATAGTTGTGACCATCACTAAATCCAAACATAGAATAATCACCTTGATTGCATTCATATTCAATGGCTGCAGCTCGGGTCATCATCTCTTGTTCTTGAAGTAGTGCTTGGAGTTCACGGTCTCCAACCATTTTAACTGCACACATACGTGCAGCTCGGGCAGTAATGTAAGCTTGAAAAGCAGGTGGTACGTCAGTAAAGTCAAAGAACCAGACTACATCTGCTTTAATGCTATCAGTAAAAGTATAGGTATGATTCAGACGATCATACAACTTACCGCTTCTACGGACTACATCATACTTGTTTTTATGTGCTTCAACATTAGTATCAATTTGAAGCATGTTGGATGGATAAGCAATCTCGTTAGTCGTACTGTCGGGAACCAACTCATATTCACGTTCAGTATTAAAGATCCAACCTTCAGCTTGAACTTGTTTGTTGATTTCCCGGAGGGTGTTGAGTACAATAGATACTTCAGGGTTCTGGAGATCTAGTGTGGTGACAGGAGCCTGTCCCACTGAGCTAAGTATTTGATTTACAGCATCCAGTTCGGTGGACACAGCATAAGTAGGAAAGGGCATAGTTACCTGTCAAAAGATAAAAAAAAGGGGAGCCGAAGCTCCCCCAGTATTGATTAAGATCAGAATGCAGCAGGTGCAGTAGCGCCCACATACAGCTCAACAGCTGCAGCGGGGTTCAGGTAATCAGCACCCATAGCCAGACGACCAACGATCACATCACCTTGGTAGATGATGGAGGTATCGCCAGAAGTGACTTGGACCTGAGGACCAATAGCTTCAACAGCACCGGCAGCTTCACGCTGGAAGATCAGACCAGCAGACTTTGCGCCGAATTCAGCAGCAGTACCGTAATCGTTGTTGATACCAGCTTGGGCAGTCGAAGCATCCTCAAGAGCTTCAGCAACGAAAGAACCAGTTTTACCAGGATCGGTCACACCAGTGGTGCCGCCGTACTTGGTACCATACTTACCCAGGAACGGAATGTTCATGGACTTGTAGATCTTGATACCGGCGATTTCAATGATACCTTGACCATTTTGCAGTGCGGTACCTTGAACGTCACGGTTGACCAGACCATTGGTGCCAACAGCTTGGATCAGTTCATAGTACTGACGTGGGTTCAGGACGGCAACACGGCCATCACCAGACACACCCTTCTCATCCATTGCAGCAGCGGCGTCATAGAAAGCAGACACCAGAGCAGCGGAGGAGTAAGCGTCAGATTCGTTGGCAGAAGAACCAACACGGATCTGAGTACCGCCAGGCTCAACGAAGCCAGTGGCAGACACAGGCGAAGCCTTACGTGCACCGCGAGCGATAGCACGGAAGATCAGACGGTCATACTTCTCAGCGAGAGCATAGCCGATCTTACGGGAGATCTCGCTACGCAGATCGTAGTGAGCAAGAATCTCATCAAGCTCATAGACGAAAGCCGAGCTGATCAGCAGGTCGTCAATGGTGATGGTCTTCTCAGCCACCGGAGGTGCACCATCCGAGTTACCCAGAATGCTGTTGCCAGGGGTATGGAACTCGCTCTTGGTGCGACCAGTGTAGATAAATTGCAGGGACTTACCATTACGGAGAGTCCGCTTCATAACCAGATCACGAGCAATCGTATTGTTCTGGAAACCCTTGAACATCTCACCGCTAAACAGTTTGAGGTACAGGGCACGGGTATCACCCGTCAGGTTAGATTGGCCTAGCTGAGTAAGATCAGCAAGAGGCTCATTAGAGTTTTGTTGTGCCATTTTTAGGAGTAAGATTAAATAGACTTGCTCCCAAACGTTTGGAAAATTTTTTGTTTCAATATGTGTGGTCTATCCCACCGTCTAGACGGCAAAGGGTATCTCCGTAGAGGCCAATGCCAATAGGTAAGGGAGGGTTTGCACCTCCCAATGCCGCTTTAACGGACTACCACTTTAGTGTAAGAAACGCCGCGATACTTGTAGGTGACTTGAGTAGTCATGATAATCTCCAAGTGTTTGACCCCCGTTCCATGATCAAACTTCATGCGTCCCCAAGGGGATGAACGGACGGGAGATTAGCCTACAGCAGGTGCAGTAAGAGCAACAGGAGTTACGTCTGCAGCAGCGAGGTCTAGCGGAAAGTTGTGAGCATTACGTTCGTGCATGACTTCAAATCCAAGGTTAGCTTGGTTAAGGATGTCAGCCC